AAAACTGCAAAGAAAGCAATGAAAAAGCCTGCTAAGAAGGCTGAAAAGTCTAAAGAGCCTGCTAAGGAAACTGAAAAAAAGACTGTTTCAACCAAGAACCCTCTTCCGGCTCTTGATCTCGAAAAGCTTTAAGGAGTCGATAATATGATCTTCCAATATGTATGCAATCGTTGCCAAAAGGTCCATGAAAGCACCCATCGGATTGGGAAAGCTCCACGAGAAATTTCTTGCCCCGATTGTGGTGAAAAGTGTGAGCGCTTTTATGGTGAGATGAATTTCATTCTTAAAGGATCAGCTGGAAGTTGGCCCAGCAAAGGCAAAAAGTTCAATCGCGAGATGACAAAGCGCAACGAGGAAGCAGGAAAGAAGATGCGAAAGACGTGGGGTGGTACTCAACCTAAGCTGATCGATCAGAGTTAGAATGGAGCTCTGAAATGATGAAGGATAAGGACGACAACAAGTCTACGCTGTATCGTACCAGCGACATCTATTTTGCCGCGTATCTTTGCGCAATTGATTTGACGATGGAGACGACAGAAAGCGAAAAAAATGAGAATGGTGGAAAGAAGGTAATTTTCGTTTTCAAAGTGCCTCGTAAAGACTTAGAAAGACTTAAGGCGGGCTTTTTCGGGGGCTCAGCTACGGTTAAGGTTCAAAGGTACGTACAAGCAATTCGAAATTTGAAATCGATGTGCTTCGTCTGATAAGGGGAAAAGATGGCAACTTTTCCTGGTTCTTATGTTCCGATAGATGCGCATTCAAATGCGAGAGTCAATGAAATTGTTGACAATTTGCTGACTCCACGTTTATTGAATTTTCGTCAAGTATCCGTATATGACGAAACAGCGCAACGAGTAAGTGCAACTGTCTTTAATTTGACATACTCAAATTGGAATGCGGCTTTTTCTGTGGTGGTCCATTTGAATGGGGACCAAATTGTTATCCCAGCTTCGATTGACTATGTTTTGGGTTCAGTTACTCTTGCTGCGGCTACAACTGAAGCGGATACGGTCCAAGTTACCTATAACATTGATTGGTTCCCGGTGGGAGTTCTTGCTGGAATGATTTACCAAGCAATTGATGTGATTAACAATTCTGGTACAAGTTCTGCAACTACGTACACAATTGCTGATGCTCCCAGCAACTGGAATAGTGTTATAGCTGATCTTGTTGTAGCTATGTGCATGGAAAAGCTATTGCTTGATTATGACCTTTGGTATGGACGTCTCATCTTCTCAATTGGGGCAAATGAACTAAATGAGGGTGGTGGAGATGTAGTAGGTCAAATCGAGACAATTAAGACCAATGCAGAAACACGTGCTAATACCGCACTGGAAAATGAGAAATTCAAAATCGGGAATTTGCTTTCACCCCCGACTTCAATATATTATGCAGCAGTACGGGGAATAGGTCGTACAGGAGCTCATACTTACGGGAAGTTGCGAGGTTGGAAACCGCGTCGTTATATCTGAGGAGAAAAACATGGATAGGAAGCAAAAAGTCAGAGTTGCAAGAAGTCTTGTAAGATTGGCCAAAGAACTGAATGCGCAAGACAGGATTCGTCGCCGCGAACAGGGAATGAACGCGCTTGTAACCAAGCTTATTGATTTCACAGATGGTGATCTTAGAAAGATGTTGACAGCGGTGATTATGGCTGGTCAGAAGGCAGGCAAGATTCCAGCTGGCTCTACAATGAAGCTGATCAACAAGCTACAGCAGGCATTGAAGGTTGTTTAATGAACGAGATTGCACGAGAGATAGCTGAAATTAGACGCATACTGAGTTCGGCACGTCTAATTGACGTTGTTCGAAAAGAGGTGCGTCGTGCAATGTGTGGGCAACGTGCTATGGTTCTTGGAGGGGAAGTTTCTGACAATCCGAATTATGATGTCATTATTATGCACGATTCAGGAAAACAAGGAAATGGTTTGATTACCAGACGATTGAAGAAAGCAGTAGATGATATTGAAATTACAGAATTGAATAGCATGGTCAAAAGTGTGCTTGGAATTCGCTATGCGCGACGAGGTAGAAAGCATGGAGTACCTAAAGCCGAACAGTCTTCATGACGGTGATCGGGTTGCAATTATTGCTCCATCTTCGCCTGTATCGTCCATGCGAAGCATTCAAAATGCTTTTTCCGTATTTGAGGCTAATAATCTTGTTCCAGTCTTAGGGCAGAATCTAACTCATGTTCGTTCAGATTGTTGGAGTGCTGCATCTATCAAAGAACGAGTTGATGAAATTATATGGGCTTTTGAAGATAGCTCTATAGCTGGAGTAATGGTAGCGGAAGGGGGATATTCAGCCATAGAGCTATTGCCTTATCTCCCTTTTGAACTGGTTCGCGAATCTCAAAAACCCTTTGTTGGGATGTCGGATGTTACATCTATCAATAATGCTTTTCTGCGATTTTCAGGGTTAGTGAATTTTTTAGGACCAAACATTCGTATACGCGATAAAGAACCTTTGGATCAAAACAGTTTGGCAACAGCATTAAGGCTGCTCAAAACTTCCGTAGCATGGCATGAGAAGCCTTGGGATAATATGCAGGCACCCGCACGTTGTGTTTGCGAGGGAATTGCGAAAGGAAAAGCTATTGGGGGAAATTTGACATTGTTTACGGCATTGACGGGAACTCCATTTATGCCGAATGTAGACGGGGCTATATTGTTTTTTGAGGACATTCATACAGGTGGTTTTGAAGTTTCGCTTTGTTTGAATCAGCTTGAATTGGCAGGCGTATTTGACTCTGTTGCTGGAGTTGTCTTTGGTGAGTTTTGCAAAGTGCCTGATAGAGGAGATGGAGACTTACCAATAGAGGATGTCGTTGTTCGCTTTTTCAAAAAACGAGTACCATGTGTTATGGGGATGAATTTTAGTCATGGACATACGGTAGCAACAATTCCTCTTGGTGCAGATGTTTTGCTGGATGCAGAAAAGGGAATAGTTGATTTCGGGAATCCGTTTAATGTCGCAGCTTGAAAAAAAGAAGACCGTTTTAGGCACAAAGGTGATAGCAGACAGTGAACTTGTTTTAAGCTTTTCGTTGTACAAGAAGGGCGATTACGTAAGTGGAAATTGCAAATGGGAAACTGACGGAGAAAAATATTCTGATACTCGTGTATTTGGGAAAGTTGGCGACTCAAATGTTGAAGAGTCAATCGCTAAGTGGATAAGCGATATTTCTGATCAAGTAGATGTTCCAATCAGTGTTGAACAATGGGATACAGGTGATGATATGAAACCATTAAACAAAGTTTTACCAGCACCAAAATTGAACTTGGCCAGGATGGTTGATGAAGTTGCGCGACAATTTACGACCAGAAACATAGTTGGTCCTCCAGAACCTGAAGAGGGAGATGAAGAATACCTTAGAGTTGCATACGGAGATGACAACCTCAAGGTCGTAATTGAGGCTGAGAATGGTGAGTTTGAGGTTGAAGTTTACAAGCTTGAAGATGGTGTCTGGAATTCGATTGAAGAGTACTACTTTGGCACGTATGATGAAGCGGAAGCAAAATTCGAAGAAATTCTTGCAGAGTTCTAAGGATTGAATTATGCCTGATGGTAAGTCTCCAACAACTGGTGAAGCTTTCTATTCAGGAAGCTGGGAAGATATTCGCAAGCTTTGCAAAGTATTGAACATTGGTGAGGGACGGATTGCCCAAATCAATCAAGAGCTGGTAGAATTTTATCAAGAGCAGGTTGACCGCGAAATTGATGGTGAGTTAGAGCGGTATTACTATATCCCGTTGCATGCATATAACGTCTATCAACGAGGAACAAGCTCTACTGTTCCAGTATTTCCAGGTGCAATTCGTTCGTTGGCAAGGTATTGGACGGCTGGAATATTATTGACAAGCGAGTTTCAAGGTCTTGAGCCAAATGCAAATGAATCGGCACAAAACTACATAACGGAAAGCAAGCAAAAACTTTATGATTTCATACGGTTTCAAAAACGCATTCCAGGACAGCGATGGAAGCACAATTTGAGAACAATGCCACCGACAATGGCACCAGGGTTCAACCCGGAACCTGATTGGTAAAGGAAAAGGAACGAAATGGATAGAATCAAGATTGCTCGAACCCTGTTAAAACTTGCGAAGCAGTTGATTTCCGGGCAAATTAAGGGTGATAATGTTGATACCGTTATCAGAAGTATCCGTAAGGAGATAAAGGCATTTACACAGGTTTCACTTCCGGTTGTGACGGGAAGCAGGGTGCGCGATGGCAAGGCTTTATTTATTGGGTATCCGTCACGTGACGACGCTTCTGAGGCTAATAGATATTTGAACAAATTGGTTGCTAACTACAAAGGCAGAATAGCTATCAAGGTTGGAGCGGTAGTCATGGGTCGTAGCAGAAAAGCTCCTTTTGAATTTTTGGTGACTGTCAAAGAAGAATGAAAGAGATAGTTGCAGAGCTGCTTAGCATCGCTAAACTGTTACGTACGGTAAATCCGTATCTCAATACTCCTCCAACGGAGCTTGCTCGAAGGGTCAAAACTGAGAAAGACTCTAAAAAGAAGAAGCAAATGCAAGAAGCTCTTGGAGCTTGGAGATATGTTGTTCCAGGCCCATTTCGAAAGGTTGCACAAGAAAAGCTGACTCCAGCTCAACAAGCTCAACGAGTACGCAAAAGGTCAGATGGTGTTAGGAAGCTTGCTGAAAATTTGGGACGTTTGAGGGACAAGATAAACAAGGACCTGAAATCAAACGACGAGAAAGAGCAATTAACTGCGATGGTTGTTGCTCTTATGGATAAGACGGCTGAACGTGTGGGGAATGAGAGCTCAGCAAAAAACAATGATCACCTTGGAGTAACAACGTTCAGGAAGAAGAATTTCTCGATTGATGGAGATAGAGTCAAGCTTGTCTATACAGGAAAGTCAGGAGTCAAACACCAGAAGGAATTTACAGACAAGCGTTTAGCTACTATGCTCAAAAGTTTGTTGGATAGAACGAACGGAAACTCGGATTTTGTATTCAAAACGAACGATGGGTTCAAAATCAAAGCTGATCGGATAAATAGGTTTTTGCAGCCATTTAACATTCGAGCAAAGGATATTCGAGGATATGCAGCTAACCGCTACATGATTCGTTCTTTGAAACGTCGTGCAATTGAGCCAGATGAAAAAGACAGAAAAAAGCGATTTTTGGAGACTCTTAAGGATGTAGCAGAAAGAGTGGGACATACGCCAGGAATGCTTCGAAATTCGTATCTACTGCCCAATCTTGAAGAGCAGTACATCAAGAAAGGAAAAATAGTGGAGTTGAATGGTAAGAAACGCACAGCGGTGCAATGGGGAGCGCCAAACAACTTAGCACAGGCAAAAACTTTAAGGCTTCTGTGGAATTTTTGGAAGATGTCGGGAATCAAATTTGCCGACTTCCAAACACATACGGAGGTCAAGTTTCCGCCTTCTGATGACAATGTAGACGATAGAGTAGAAATGGACTTTTACACGCTGCTGAATGAGTTTCATATCACAGCAACGGTAAAGGGAGATTACCTTGGAGCAACACAGTCCAATAGGAGAGCACGCGCTTCGGAAGATTGGGACCGTGGTAGTGACCTTTCGGATGGACCTTTTTCGTTTGAAACGTGGGCAAACATTTTAGGCGATATGTTGAGTTGTGAGTTGGAGAATGTCGTTTCTGATGTGATGCATAACCCAGAATGGCAAAAGTATCACGGTTGGACTCCCAGGTGTGAAGGTGGAGAGGGAATTTCAGAGGGTGAAATGGAGGAGAAGTTACAAAATCAAAGTGAGGGAGCATTAGACTCTCAAATTAGCGTCTGGGAGGGAGAGGGAATGGAAAACGAAAAAGTTGCCAAGGAATTGGTTAGAATTGCCTATTTGGTGTTAGCAGCAGATGTTTGGACTCTTTTGAAAGAAAATGTTCCCGAGCACAAGCTCCGTCCTGAAAGGAAAGATAAGGACCGTATTTACAGAAGCATTTTTGAGAGAGCACGTGGAGACGTAAACAAGATGCTTCAGTTAGCCAGAGCTATGGCAAAAAGCATAAAGGGTGCAGCTAAAGCATGGCGGCGTTATGAAGCTGCTGAAGACCAGAATTTTCATGACGTTGCAGAAATTTTTCATGAGCGGGCAAGAGAACTCGCCTTGCAAGGAAAGTTCTAAGTAGTTGGTAGATAAATGTATACGAATCCGAGCAACATTATCAAAACCCTTATTCGTATGTTGCAGACGAATAAAGAAAATGTCGATTGTGTGATTCGAGTTTATGAGCCTTCTAAGCAGCTAACTATTTTGGAAGGAATGAGAAAGACCCTTCCAGCAGATTCTTTCCCAAGTCTTGAAATTGAACCAACAACTGGATCGAACAATTGGTATGCAACTCGCGCTCAAATGCCACGTTATAGCTTTGAATGCACTTTAACGGTCTTGAATAGCAATGAGCAATACGGAGTTGAATACATTTCTACTGTAGCTTCAGCTGTTATAGAGATTATGTCTGATCCACAGAATTTGCAACTTCGTGTTATGAACGAAGTTAGGTGGGACCCGAACATTGGATTGTGCGATACGTACATTACAGATAGCTTGGTGGAAAATGCAACCTACAATGCTCTAAAAGATGGTACAGTAAGGACTTGTACATTTGATTGGTTCGCAATGATACATGAACCATTTCCTGACAGTCATTTTTGGATTTTCTTTGCAAATGCGCCTGAACCAGTAACAGTTAGGCCCAGAGAGAAAATTATTCCTCCTGCGTAGCATAATTTTTTTATATTTTGTCATTCTATAGAAAGACAAAGTATGGATGCCGAAAAAACTCTTACCAGCATTCAGCAAGCAAAGTTGCTTGCGCAGATGGACAGGGTAATTAAGCCCTTTACAAGGGTTTGGGATACAAATAGGGCTGCATTGGTTGATTTTATGCTGGATGAAGACGACGCAGGCGCTGTTTCTGCTGTTGAAATTATGCCGAAAGAAGTTGATAAGCTGATACAAGAAATCATGCAATATCGAGAGAAACTTTTTGATATTGCATTTGCGATGGGTAGCTAAATGACTCCGACAGCACGAAACTATGTTAATTTGAGGGTTATTTATCGTTTGAAGGACGTTCAAAAAAGTCTTGCTGTTTTGAAAAGAGCAGCAATTGATTTGCAAAGGTTCAGCGGAAGAAATTTGACAGAAGATCAACTAACAACGATTCTTGAACGTGCTGACTCGGATTCACAAAAAGCGTTAAAAGCTTTGGCTGATTTGAAGAGAGATGTCAAAGGGTTTCTAAGGAGGATATAGAATGGGACTTATTCAATCCAGCGTATTGCTCGGAATTGCTGATCGTTGTGCGTATCAGTATGGTTTACTCGTGCAAAATTGGGATAGCATTAACGTAACCGGTGGAGGTTATTACTGGCAGCGTGTAACAGCTACGGATGATCCTGACGTTGAAATTCCACTGCTAAATACATATTATCTCCTTGACACACAAGGTTTTAACCTTACACAATTGGTTCAAGGTGGTGTGCCAAAACTGTTAACTGTCGTAACGGCAATGGATGCACACTTCTCACGAGTTGGTCATGCAAATGGATGGGATGGCTATCTCAATGCTGTTGATGATCGTGTGAGTGACTATTTCAACCAAGTCTATTATGCTGCCAAAGGCCAGTATATGCTGGCTAATAACGTCTTTTCAGAAACTGATGATGTTTTTGGGACATTTAATGGCGCAGCTGTCTACGTTGATGGGATAGACTATGGGGATGGCTCATGGCTGAATAGAGCTGACGGAAGTCATTTTGCAGCTACTCAGTTAAAACTTGTAGTAGGTGCTGGAGCAACAGCAACATCCCTTGTGGTTCAGGTTAATGGAAAAGACAAGGAAAATCAACCACATTCTGCCTCGAACAGTACGCCACTAACTGGAGGTGCGGGGACCACGGTAACCGTAGGTACAACTGCGGATCGATTCCTCGATACCACAGGAATTTCTATCACAGGTGGGTCATTGAGTGGCGGAAATTGTACGATTCAAAATGTAGTGGAACGAGCGGTTGCACCGTAAAAGGAAACGTTCAAAAACGAAAGTCGGCGATAGGAGGATTTGACTATGGCTATGGGTTACATGGGATTTGCAAAATTCTATCAGCAAAGTTCTGGTGGAACGCCCAGTTCACCAATCTTGCTGCTGGCTACCGGTGCAAGCGTTAACCTTACGCTCGAACCGATCAACTCAACAGCGGTTTGGGGTGCTGGTTGGTATAATGCGGCGTCAACATCGCATTATGCTGATGGTGCGTTGCGTTACGAAGGGACTATCGACGTTGAGTTGCAAGGTACGAATGAGCTCTGGAACTTTGTTCGTGACTGGGCTATTGAGTATCGTGCATTCCCAATGTCTGGTGAAATTAGTCCTGATGGTCGTCGTGTTTATGCTTTCCATGCAAGTGGCGATTACGTAATCGGCAACCACAATGAGAACTCGTTTACCAACAACGGGATGTATTGTACGTCGTTGGGAATGACAACCAGTGAAGGTTCGTTCGTTACAGCGTCAATCGGTGCTGTTGGGTTGCACCGTGTTATGACCTTGACCGGTAAGAAATACATCTTGAACCGAACGGGAATTACAACTTGTTCAGAACTTGCTACGACGTTCCCGTTGAACCCATCTTCGTCCAACATTTCGCCTATTCCATTTTGGCGAACCAATGCAAACTTGCTTGATCTTGGCGTTACTTCGTACCCAGTTTATCCTTCTTATACGCCGTTTTCTGGTGGTTCTGTATTCCAGGCTGATTTGGAGACAGTGGACTGGTCAGTTGATGTCACGAACAACCAAGTCATTCTGTATACGTGCGATGGAGACCGTGAAGCGACAGCAGTGCTCATGGGTACGATGGATGTGACTGGATCAGTTACTCTCTTCTCTGAAGAAGGCGTGTTCGACCCAATTCTGGGTCCGACAGGTACAGAGGGTACTGAGTCTAACCCGTACTTGTATGCTCAGAGAACGATTTTCAGAATCGAAATTCAGCGTTCTCCAGCTTCTGTGAACCCTGTTTTCATCGAGCTGCCTGCTGTTATGGTTGAGTCGGATGACTACGGTTTGAAGGGTCAGAACGACGTAACAAACCGTGGATTCAGTATTCGTGGTTTGGGTGGTCGTTGTGATGGTGGTGGAACTCTGTATCCTCCCTGTTTGATGTCACAAGCTACGTAAGGGAAAGTTGAAATGGATAACGAACAACTTGCAAGAGAGCTTGTAAAGCTTGCTAAAATGCTGTGTGAAGAAAAGCCAAAGCAGGCATCAAGAAAAAGAGTAGCTGCTGGTGTTGTACGAGATACTTGGTCTGTTGCAAACAGACTTTCTGATATGGTAACTGCGGTTTCGGTAGATTTGCGAAAAGGAAAAGGCGAAATTGAGCACTCTTTGAAAGCATGGATCAAGGATGGCGTTATTGATCCCAATGATAGAAATTATCAGTACCTCAAAAAGGGCCTTGACGAATTAGAGAGTGCTCTTTCTGCTTTGGAAGAGGCTCAGCGCAACTAAACAATGGCATTAGGATATGAAGGCGCAGCACTGATTGACGGTAACCTGTTTCTGTGCACCTCAATGGAGGTGCCAGAGCAGGAACAGAGGTTGGATTCTGGCGGCGCTTTTGGTGGTGGGATACCAATTGCAGTCGGAAGTAATTATGGGAATGCGATAGAATCTCCTCATACCTATGATTACCCAGAAAACAATGGAAATGCTTCGTTTGATGTCAACCCACCCTTAGTGACTTTTTTGAAGAGTTGGATCGGAGATCGAGGATCGTCGAAACCAATTGCTTTGTATCCGAACTCAAGCGCAGCACAGACTTTTGCAGAGTGTTTTTGGTCATCAATAAGTCTTTCTGCTGCTGAAGGGAGTGCAATTTCTGGAAGTCTTGATTTTCTTACAATTTCAAGATCATCAGAAACGATTGGTGACGCATATATTTTAGACCGTTTGGGTATGTTGCAAAATGGAACATTACCTGGACATACAACGAATGATTTGAAAAGTGCTACAATTGGAGCATTGGGTGGTGGAAATGTTCAACCGATTCCATTTTGGAAGGGAGTGCCAATCAGTTCAGAGTTGATTCCAGCTTCAACAAGTGTAGTTTCTTGGACGGTTACGATTAGTCAAAATCTGCAACGATTTTTTACTTGTGAAGCATTTGGGATACCTCAAGCTCCTCGTTTTTTGGGTGTAGGTGCTGTAACGGTTGAGTTTCAAATTGAGTTGTTTATCAACAATACGACGTATACGTTGCGAGACGATGTGTCCAGTTTGAGTTTGGATATTGGTGGTGAAACGATTGGGTTGAGTGACCTCGAATTGCAAACTCACTCACAAGCACTAAGAGGTCAAACTGATTTTACGAATCTCGCTATGACATACAACGCATACGGTTTGAATGTAGCTTGATTCCGACTTTTAGTCGGGCAATATGATATGAAAGATAAAGGCACAAGACAAGTATCTCATTGCGTCCTTTTGGGATATTGGTCTCGTGCCTTTTTTGTTGCCCTTGATATGGGAGAATATAGATGGCAAAAAAAGTGATTCCAAAAATCGAAGATGAGCTGCCAAAAAAGTCTGATACAGGACAAGAAGAACGTGTTGATGAGAAAATCTACAAATCGGGAAAATACGAGATAACTGAAAACGAAGATTTCACAATTAAGATTCCTGTGTGGCGTGAAGACGAGTCATCCCGATGGGTGATAGTTGATGCTAAAAATGCTCAAGAGACTCATGAAGTTGTTTTTAGGATGTGGAGTTATGAAGAGGAAATTGAGCTTAGAAAACAAGCTACTAATTATGATCCGATTAAGCGTATACACCTCATTGACCACGACATGCTGAACCGATTGAAAATTCAACGTCTTATGAAATCGTGGTCGTTTGAAAAAGATAACCCAAGATTGAAATTGTTGCATGTTAACGGGGTAATGGTAGACGAAAGCTTCAAAAACGTAATGAGACTGCATCCGAATATCCTTCGGTTTCTTATCGAGAGGATGAACAATGTACTTGAGTACAATGGATGATATAAGAAAAGAGTATGAGCTTATCGTTGGTAGAGATCAAGTCACAATACGTATGAATGCAAAACGATATGGGAAGTTCTATTTGCCTGATGATGAAGGGGACATTGAGCTTTGGGCTAAGTTTCAGGTCATGACCGTGGATCGTTTTTGGGTAATTGAAAAACTCACACTTCGTGAAGTTGAGCATGATAGAGTTGTTGAATCTGATTATGATTCTGAAGAGGTGCGACGCCAAATTGTGCGTTACCAGTTGGTCGACTGGAATGTTGGAATTCCCTTAGAACACGACGAGGAAGAAAAACTGACTGAAGCATGTTGGAGAGCTGTTTTGAGGCTTCCAGCTCCTTTGGTTGGTGCATTTGTTGATCATTATATTGACTCGTACATGATAAAGAAGCAGGAAGAAAAGGTTATTGATCGCCAGTGTGCTACCTTGTTTGCTAAGAATAGCCGTGGTGTTGAAAATCCGTGTGAAGCAATTGCTTTGTTTTGTGTGCTTGGAAATATGTGGGAGAAATTTGGAATCAATCGATTTCAACTAAAGGATTTGTCGTATCGGGAATACGTGATGCTTAGAATGGTTTTGAATCGTGAGATTGAAAAGCAAAAAGCGCAAATGGCTGCTTCCAGAAGACAGAGTCGTACACGTATTGCTGGTCGGGATGGGAAAACAAGGCCCAGTCGTGGTGTTGTGGTGGAAGAATAGCAATGGTAGTTGAAGTCAAAAAACTGGGTTTTGCGGGAGCTGGGTTGGTTGACAATGTCCAGGTGTTTATGACATCTGGTAGTGCTACTGTAGAAAGGAATATCCCATACATTACTCCATTATCGCTCCCGAAACCTACAGGAATTACTGGAGGAGTGTCTCGGACCAAAGTTCGTTATGCAGATGGGACCTATATTGTCAATGGTAGTATGAGTTTTGATCTGACTGCTGCGTCACTCTCTTTGATGTCGAAGGAGCGATTGTTAAAGAGAGGATACAATTTTCCAGTATCGATTTTTGACGGTGAAAAAGGTAGGAAGATTCACAATTGCTATGTGACAACAGTTTCGTTGAATGGTGGTGTTGGAGGGTTGGTTTCAGCGTCTGTTTCGTTTATTTCAGGACAAGACATAACAGATTTGTCAGGTGCTGGGCAATTTAACAGAACAGATGAACCTTTGGGTTATTGGGTGTCGGGTAATGTCAATGTACGAGATTGGTCGTTCAATTTTACTCAGGCCGCAGACCCTGTTTATTTGAATGATGATGGGACAGGCGATTGGTGGCCACGATATATCAAGATTGGCATGATTGATTATACTCTTGATCTTACGACGTACGAACAGTTTTTTGATCAGGATTCTGTTTTCATCTATTCAGCAGCTTTTCGATTGACTGGAAATGTAAGAACAAAAACATACAATTTCAATGGAACAACGGATTTTGGGATGTTTTCGCATACGTTTGAGTCTTCCGGTCAACCTGGTGATGGGTCTGATGCGGTGATTATTACATGAACTGAAGGAGGTTGGAAATGGCTAAGACGGCGCAGCAGAGCAAGAAAGAAAAGTCTGAGAGCAATGAAGCAGTTGATTCAAAGAAAAGAGCAACTGGAATCAAGGAACAAGCTGGAAACATGGCAGCTGTGAAAGAAGTAAAGGAGACAAAAGAGGAAAAATTCAAGTACCCTCAATTGTTTGTGAGTGACGACGAAAGAGTCAAGGTTGGAGTTGATATCCTGTTTGACCCCGCGACTGGTCGTCCACTTTTGATGCTTGGTAGCAAGGAAGAGACAAGTACGCAATTGAAGTTTTTGAATCGCACACATGAGTGGGCAGAATTTTCACATCCGTCCTATGACGATGTTGTAGCATATCGTGAAGCATCGATGACATGGGATAATCAGTCAAGGCAGTTTCTTTCTGACCCAGTGAAAATGCGGTTGCACTATATTCGCTATCATTTGAAGGCGTGGAGCTTGCAAAATAATGGTAAACCAGTTGAGCTTGAATTTGCCAGAGATGGTGCTGAGTTGTCGCAGGATTGCATGAATAGAATTGGCAAGGTAACTCCATCTTTAATGGACCTGTTTTTGACTGAGTTTGAAAGAGAAACCATGTTGGGGTAATGAAAAATGCCACGTAACTTAATGCCAGGCGGATTGCCACATATTGATCCATCAGAAGCAATTGACGCTGATGCTCTTGAAAAAGCTTTGAGAGAAATTGCTGATGCGGCAGCAAGCGATATTGGCGGTGTTGTCGATGGATTAACAAAACGTCTGGATGTTATTGGCACTACTATCAAAAAACTGGGTCCTGAACTTGCTGCGTTGGAAAAAAGACGTGCTGCTGGTGCTTTGGTTGATCCTGACGACCTCAAAAGGCTTATCCAGCTTCGAAAGCAGATGGAAGCTTTGAAAATTGAGGCGTCGGATTTGCCATCTTTTATAGAGCAATTCGCTGAGGCATTTCAGCTTGCTGCTAATTCATCAACGAGACTCGGAGGAACGATTGATCTCCTTCGTAAACGAGTGAAACCAAAAGATTGGGATGCTTATGCAAAAGCAATAGGATTGAGCAAACAATCGTTGGATAGAATCAAGGCTTCATACGAACAAGCATCCAAAGCGATTAGTGCCAACAATAAATTCCTTAGAGAACAACAAGCGGCTTTGTTAGAAGGAAAGAAGCTTCGAGCAGATGATGCTAAAGAAATTGCTCGTGCACGTGTAGAAAATGAAAAGTTGGGAGAAGTTGTTTCAGTCATTAGCGATGTGGTTGATGAGTATCGTGATTTGTCTATTGAAACTGAACAGGTTGTTTCACAGCTTTCCAAAGTTACACAAGAGATTTCAGCGAAAGAATGGGAGACTTATCGTCGTTCTGTTGCAGGAACAAGCGCAGATATTAACAAACTCACGTTGGATTATGAGGATTTGACTAAGCAACTTAATGCTCTTGCTACTGAACAACGTGACTTGATCGCTAAAAGGATTACTATAGGTTTGGAAGCAGGGGAAGAAAAACGTTTAGCAGAAGCAGTTGAAGAATATGGGAAACTTGCTGACAAAAAAGGAGTTATTGAATCAGTTGTTCAATCTGCTCGTGATTTGACGAGTGAAACGTCTGATGCATTAAGCATAATGCGTACTTTGGGCACGACTTTATCAATTAAGGAATGGAGACAATTTCAAAAGATAACAGGTTTGTCTGCTGATGAAGTAGCTAACGTGCAACAAAAATACAGTGCTCAAACTGAAGAACTGAAGAAAAACACGCAGCAATTATTGCAATTGCAAACAAAACAGAAGGTCGGGATTAAACTAAGCAACGATGAAGAAAAGCAAATGGGTGAACTTGCTAAGGCGATTCAACAAGTTTCGGATGAACGTGAAGGTTTTGTTCAACTGGTAATGGCATCATCAGATGCTGTTGAAAGCTTTGAAAAGCAGGTTGATAGAACTACCATATTGGGCAAAGTATCGGCTGAAGCACAAGATGAGGTTGATAGGCTTGCGGGAGGCTTAGGAGAAACAGCGACAGGTGCTCTTGCTGCTGGAATTGCGCTTATCTATGTTGCAGGCAAAATCAAAGAGTTTGGCGAATCGATAGAAGATACGAATAGAAAATGGGCTGAATACAATGCTCAAACAGCTATTACAGTCAGAACAATGCCAGACTTTTCAGGTGGCATTGCAGGTTTGGATGAACTTCGTGTAAGATTGAGAATGACTTCCAGCGAAGCTTTGGAATTTCAAGAAACATTGAAACGAGGAGCTTCTACGGGTGTTGCAAGCGTAGAACAATTGGTTGAGGCGGCAGAAAAACTTGCTGAAGCTTTCGGTGATGACCCAACCAGACGGCTTGAGAATTATGTTGATTTGCTGAAGGAGATTCCTACTCTTGAAACCGATCTTACCATTACTGCGTCATTGGACGACCAAGCAGCTGCGTGGTTTGCTATTGCCGAGCGCGGTAGAGTTCGTCAGGTTATTGAACTTCAAACAGCAGGACTTTTGGGTGCCGAAGAATTGATTCCACCGGAAGGAACTGAGGCGGAAATTGCGACTCTCAAAGCGATCCGTGAAACAGAGGTTGTCCAAGAAAATATTGAGAAAGCCATAACGGGGTGGATTGGCGGTTCGTGGGTTCCTTGGGTAACCAAGTCTCTTGCTTTTGGCGCACAAGCTGGTGCGATAGGGTGGACTCTGGTAACGTCTGCTGCTGTGATGAAAAAATTGCTTATGAGAGTTGCTGACAATACTGGAGAAACAGCAAGAAAAGTTGGAGGAATTGGAAAAGGTGCTGGTGCTGATGTTAGATTTATGGATATGTTCAAAAGAGAATTGGCAAAAGGTCGCTTGGGTCGTTTAGGTGGTAGAATAGGAGCAGCAAGGACTGGGTTGGCTGCTGGTGGTAGAGCATTAGGTGGTGGGTTAATGGCTCGTGGTGGCGCAATGGCAGGTCCGGGTGCAGGATTGGCCACAACAGTAGTAGGTAAAGCTACAGCAGGTCTTGGAACTGTAATTACTGGTTTGTCAACGGAAATTGGAGGAATTACAGCTGCTGTTGGTCCTTTGGGTGCTGCTGCCACAGCTGTGGCAGGAGCACTTGGGGTTGTTGCAGCCGCAGTAGGACCTTTTGTTTTGGCAGGAAAATACGGTGAAGTAGTAGGAGAAAAGCTAAAAGAAACTGCGGAGGATATTGAAGATACCAATTTCAATAAGATTTTGACTCAGGTACTTGGTGGTCCTGCACTTACCGCTTTGAATGTGCTTGGAGTGGAAGGTCTCACGGCTGCTGATGCTATGAAGTTTGCTGGTGAGCAAGCAGAACTTGTAGGCAAGTGGTGGAGTGATGCTGGATCAGCAATTTATGATTGGTTGTTTGTTAGTGAGAAACAACGGAAAGCTCAAGAAGAAGCTGCTGATGCTGCTCTTGAACGTGCTAAACAAGAAATACAATTGCGTGAAGAATTACGGAAAATGCAAGTATCAGCGTTAGAGCTTGAAAAAGCACTTGGATTTATTGCAGCTGCTACAGAGTCACCAATTACAGCTTTGGCACAATTAGGTACAGAGGTATCAGAGTTGAGATTGGAGGAATTGAGAGAGCTTGGTGGTACTGCTTTGGAATTTCGCGAAGCATTGGAACAGGGTGCAGTAGGAATTACCAGAGAGTTTGATCAAATGAATCGAGCTTTTGGTAAAGCTCGCAATATGATTATTGGCAATGCAAGTTTGAACGCTGAGCATCGACGTGCTGCTTTGCTCAAATTGCATAAAGCAGAATTGGAAGCAACAGCTAAGTTTATCAAAGCTATGTCAGAAATGGTTGGTCGTTTTTCTGAGATTCCTGAAGTTGCAAGAGCAGAATTACAATCAGGAATTCGTAAAGCAATGATTGATTTGGATTTTGAAATCGGTGAGGATATTGTTACTGATACCTTTGAAAATATTGTGGCTGATATCAATGATAGAGTGAAAGCTTTGTCAGCTTCGGCGGAACAAGTTGGTAAAGATTTTGAGCTATCGCAAGAAGCTGCTGACAAGCTTTCTCAAAAACTTCGCGTTGAGGGACCAGATTTAGCTAAAACCCTTGAGGGGATTAAAAAGGATTTAAGCGCAGCGGGTGAGGGTTTGGTTCCGGAAGATGTTGATTTGGCAGAAAAATTGAAGGCCAGCATTGATTTAGAAGGCGATATTGAAATTAAGGAAAGTGGAATCCCAAAGGAGATTGCTGAAAAAGCACAGGAGAGAATTGAACAAATCAACAAGCAGTTGAGCGGAATCGAAGGTACTGAATTGGTTGCAGAATTAAGTAAAATTCGATCAGAGTATATTGCTGCTTATAAAGAGCAAGCTGCTGTTGATAAAGAATTACAAGCTCAAGGAGAATTGATTGCGGAGCTAAAAAGCTATGCAGGTACGTGGCGTGAAAAGACAACTGAAGTTAAGAAAGAGACAGCTAAATTAGTTAGCATAACTCAAAAAACAAACGCAGCCAATGAAAAAGTTTCCAAGCTTGCTGATGAAAAAATAGCTATCGAAGAAAAGGTTATTGCAATTACAAAGAGAATTATTGGCCCTGAAAAAGCCGCGACGATGCATCGTTTTCAATTGCTTGAACTTGGCGAAAAGCAATTAAAAACGGTAAGTCAAAATAGGAATGTATTGGAAAGAAGAAGAGCTGCCTTAGAAGAATTGAAGAGAAGTGGAGAAAAAATTGCGGATATTGAGAGATTGCGACTTGATTCAATTCAAAGACAAAGGAAAATTACCGAGGCTTACCTTGAACAGATTTCGGGATTGTTGGGTAGTCTTGATACTTTGGTTGCTATGATTGAACGTGATCCAACAGTTCAAAGAATGCAGAAAGAAATTGACATTCTTGAACAAAGAAACGAGCTAAATGCGCTTCTGGGTAAAAATCTCGATACATTTGCTGAGCAACTTGATAAACAACGTGGCGTTTATTTGAGACAACTCAAACTGTCACAAGATGGTTTGAAAGTGCTTAAAAACTTAAGTGCGGGTGGAGAAGCACAAGCAAAAGCTCTTACGAAGATACGTACGTCGTTTAATGCCGCTCTTACAAATATCGGGAAGGTTTTTGAGGCAGATGAAGCAATAAAAGCGTTTGGTGGAGGGGTCGCGGGAAAGAAAGCAGCGGATGAAGTAAGGGCGACTCTTGCAGATCAAGCTGGTAGAATGCGTACAGCGTATGATGAATTGCGTAAAGCTTTTGAAAGTGGCGAAGCTACTGAAGAGGAATTGCGCAATTTGGGTACAGGATTTTCAAAAGAGAGGAAAAAATTTGACCAAATATTGCAGGGCTTGGCTAAAAGAGGGATTGAAATTGATACATCCAATATCACTGGTCCGTTGGATTTGGTGAGTGCATCGGTTAAAGGGATGGCAGGTGGGATGGCATCTGCTACACGTAAGCTTACACTTACTGGAGCTACAGCTGAAACCAATTTGGCTAAGCTTGCACAAACTTGGGAAAATTTCTTGCAGAGCCTTGAAGACGATCAAATAATTCGAACAGCAAGAGCATTGAAATCTCAAGCGGAGGCAGAAATAGATTTAGCTGAAGTAACTTTTGACACAAATGCAGCGTTTCGTGCTCAAGAAAGAACACAGCAAGAGGCCATGAAAGAAAGAAATCGGTTGCTTTCACGTTTGGAGACACAGGAGGCTGCTCGCGCAAAAGATTTGGCGAAAGAGATTGACGAACTGAAAAGAATAGGGGCAGAAGAAGAGCGCATTACTTTAGCCCGACAGCAGTATGAAGAAGATATTGCGAAAATTGCTGCAAAGAAAGCAGAAGTAGAACGAAACGCTTTCCGAGAAATTGCTGATTCGATTGAAAGAGCTACTGAAGTAGCTTTGGCTCCTTTGGAGATCAGAAAGGAAGAGCTGGATATTGTAGAAGACCTTGCACAAACACTTGGTGCAAATTTGGGTACGATGCTTAATATCCAAATGCAACAATTGTCAGTGGCAAGGGAAGAGTCAGAGGTGCTGAGAAAAGCATGGGAGGACGCAGTAGCAAGTGGAGTCGACCAAGCGACGCAAGAAAGGTTACGTTTAAGATATGTTAGGTCAGCAGCAGAGGTTCAGAAGAAAGCGCTTGGTTTGCAACGTGATGCTTTTGATAAGTTGATGGAGCGAGCTTTTGGTGCAATTCGTGGAGCCAGGGGTGCGCGTCGTCAACTGCTTACAACAGCGCAAGTTTTTGGTCCAGGCTATGTACGTGGAGCTGCTACAGGGTTGGTTACTGGTGGTGGTGCAAAAACAATTGCTGCTCGACAAGCTGCTTTTGCTACTACTGGTTTGGGTGGTCCACGTGGTATTGCAGCTCCAAGACCAGCTTTGACACCTGAACAAAAACAGGAAAAAGAAAATGCTGACCAAATGACGAGTGCTACCGCACAATTTAGTGGTGCGGTAAAAGAGTTTGGATCAATAATGCTGGGCGGAGGTGGGTTGCTTCGAAGTTTGCAAATGAATCTTCGAACCAGAGTTCCTTTAACACCAACCAGGCATCCAGTGGCAATGATTCCACCGGGGGGAGCACCAGGTCGTCGGATGGTAGGTGGAGCACCGTTACCTCCAGCAGCCCCAGCTCCAGCAGCACAACCAATTGCTGCCCCTTCAGCACGACGAGGACCACCCACAAAACGTCCTCTTGAGGAAGACACGTTTGTGAAGATGTCCAATAAAGCTGGTCGTGAAATAGTTCTTGGAATGAGGGAAAATCGTGATGAAATAGAAAGAATGCGTCAAGAAGGTTTTAAGATAACAGAGCTTGTTGCTCCAAAGAAAGACATAGCAGAGGAGACACGTTTTAGAGAATATGAAGAACGTGGCAAATCATTCCAAAAGATGGCAGAAGGCATAGATGGGGTTTTTGAATCAACTCGTTCAATTGCTTATTTGACGGACGCATTTTCGAAAGAACAAGTTGATTTTTACAGGAATTATCTTAAAGAGCAAGAAGAAAGCTCAAAAGCTCAGCAAGACAAACAGCAGAAGCTTTTAGAAGCGAGTGTGGACCTTGAACAAGATGTAAAAGCGCCTGGAAGTATCTATACTCACGACACTCATCTCGAAGCATTATTCAGAGAATTTCTTGCTCGGCCTATGCCGGTTGAACCAGTTGAAGGAGTAGCTCCAAGAGCAGAGCTTGGTCCTGTGGCTCCGATTGCACCTGCGGGAGGTGCGGGAGTAGGAGCTGCTGGAGGAGTTGGCGCAGCAACAGTAGGAGGGGTTGGTGGTGGAATTAGGGTAGAGGTTGAGGTCGGAGTCACGAAGGATGGCAACCTTACCGCAGCAGTGAAGAAAATCACAAAGGAAAATATGCCTGAGCTGTTGAGAACAAACCAAACAACAGGAGCATTGGTTAACCAGGGATTTGTCAATACCAGCTATAATGTTTAGGAATAACAATGTCTGATAATCCAAGAATCACAATAGCAAATGAAATTCCTGCACCTCCTCAGCCTGTGATTGTACGAGAAACTTTCACACAAATTACATTTGCTAATGAGTATGTGGCGGTTTATGCAGAGGATATCGATCCAAACGCTTTGCCTGTGAGTTTTGAACCAACAAGTCCTACATCACATTTCTTTTGGAATATGCTTTACGCATATCAAAGAACTGGGTTTCCTGTACCTCCAGATTTTGTTGATTTGGCTGTTTGGGATAAAACACTCAAAACGTCTCCTTCAGGATTTGTTACGGCAGTCAATTCTGTGATGCCAAAGCTTATAGTACCAAGTCAAGTGGTATGTGCTAACGGATTTTATGACTGTGGTACGGATAAGGAAGCTAAGAATGTTGGAGGAGATTTTGATGGAACACATGTTTTTGACTGGCGGGTGTCACTTTTGGGAGGTGCTACTCCAACAGCTGAGCAGAAAAAGATTGATTTGGTAAAAAGTCCAAAACAGAATTCAAGCTATATTTCGGTTAAGTACAAAAATGATAGTACTGCTGGAACTGCTGTTGCTAATACACTTCAATTGCTTGAACCAACAGCACCAAAGCCAGAAGGAGAGTGGGAGCCAACTACGCTTGTTGTTGAGGGAGCTTTTTGTTTAATGTTGAATCCCGTAACTTGGACTACAGGTAAAAGTACTCCGGATGATGCCGAGAAAAAATGGAGTGTGACTTTCACTTTTGGCGAAGTTGTAATCAAACTTGATGAGAGTGGATCGTTGACAACAAATATAGGTACTGAAACTACGCGTGCACAGTTGTCAGATTCACAGGCTAAGGAAACATTGCCACAAGCAAAACAACTTACTAATCCCTTGGTTATCGTGATTTATCCTGTTTGGAATGGAGTGATAGTACAAAGTGGTATTCAGGATACCAAGGCGGTAGTTGCATCTGCCAGTCAATTCTGTATCAAAGATAGGGAAGTTAGTATCAGCGATGAAGCTTATCAACAACAAGGACCAGGTGGCGCGACAGGTCGTTTTGATCCTAATAATCCTGCTCCGGTGTTTATCAAGACCACATCCGACGTAAAGGTCAATTTTGGTTCGTCAATTGTTGCGGTAACAGAAAACTGTCGATTTGAGCTTGCATATGTTCCTTTGTTCTTTTCTAATGCTGCTGTGTTGGATTCGTTTTTCATAGGGCAAAGAAGCCATCCGGGTGACCCAGAAGAAGGTGAGCTTCCAGTTACATATGAGTACACTGCGTACCCTATATGGACTGACAATGACACAAGTTATACCAGTGATTATAGCATGAATACCCTCAAGGAAATTGATGAGGATACTGAGTGGAGGTATATTCGTTTTACATTTGAGGCGGACAAGCCAAATCGTCGAGCAGGAGAATTGTTTGGCTACATTTTGAGAACCAGTGAAAGTCGTGAAACGACCACTCATACAGACAATGGAAGTTTTGAACTAAATGTAACTGATGGAACTCCAGCTGCCCCTTGGCAAGATTATATCAAGAGTGTGAGTGTAACGACTGGGCTTGATGGAATTAGTGGCCAGGTCGTAGTGGATAAGTATGGATTTGCTGGACAATCGGCTGTTCCAGTTCAGGATATTGGTGCCTTGGTTTTGACAGTTTCAAGGGCTCCTGCCAGCTCTGTTACAGGAACAATTTTTTCTGGTATTGCGATGGGAATTTCGGATACACAGAGTTCAGAGGGAGGAGAATTTACGATTCCACTCGTTGGTTTGCATCAAAAGATGGAAGATATTGTGTTAATCAATGTGCCATTTTTTGATGGGGAACGTTTTGGTTACGTGGCACAATTTTTGGCAAACTATTGTGGTCTTATTCCGAATTTTGGTTTTGCCAGCACAGGGGATATATTGCCAGCTTCTGATGATATTACGGCTCCATTGATTGATTTCAAAACAGGGACAACAGTTGCTGATGCAATGAATCAGTTGATGGAATTTAGTGCACATAATTTTGTTTTCCAACCAGATGGACAGGTGTATTTTTACAAGCTTGCAACCGATGGCTTGCCAGTGACTTTAGGGACTGATTGGGAGCCTGATTATCCTGACACGAAGGTTATCAGTATTGACAAGACTCCTGATTTTGAGGATTTGAGAAATGAAGCACTCGTTATTGGTTTACAGCAAGTAGGTGAACCGGAAAGACAAAGAGCGACTGTTCAAGAGTACCCGACTATTCCTTTGATTTTGCAGTACACGAATTATGGTATTACGCCTCCTATCCCATGGTCAAAACCAATGGTTTATGGAATTCCGGGGTATGTGACTGAAAGCATATTGCAGCGAGTGATGGATCAAATTGAGGTGTTGACTAAGATTTATGAATTGACTGGGCGTACTACTATTCCAGGAAATGCACAAGTTAAACCCTATGATCGTTGGGGCGATTATGTGATTGTTTCTGTGACTCAAAATGTTGACTTGGAAGGAAAGACGTGGACAACTGATTTAGAGTTTGCATCAGGGAGAACATCGTAATGCAATTTAGAGCACGCTCAAAACCACATACAAAAATGGTACGAAAAGCATATTCACAAGCGCGTGCTCAGGTGGCTGTCGCGGATATGCTTGCACGTTGTGGACAGAGCGTTCGCATCAGAACAACAAATCGTTGCAACAAAGATGGGATACCATATTTTCGTGCTGGGAGCTCTAAGGTTGGAAGCAATCACGTTGCAGGACCGTAAGGAGTAGAATAATGAAATACAGGAAGTATACGCCTTTCTTCAAGATTCCTGTTATTTGCGCTGACCAAACTGTGTCAGAACAAGAGGAGTGGAGAAAGTACAACATCATAGAGAATCAGTTGCTTGCAGGAACGAAGGGTGTGAAATGCTGTGTTTTTGAAGATGGACATTATCGTATTGTGGATAATGTTGATGGCACTTTCACTGTTATGTTGGTTGGGACAGGACAGCATGTAGCACTTGAAGGGATTCTAAATGGAGGTTATTGCTTTTCTAAAAATCCAGTGCTTTGGGAAAATTTGAGAGGAGGAAGAATCTATCATCTGTATGTTTCGTACACGAAAAAGCTTTATGAAGATGAAACAGCATTTGGTATTATTGCGAAGGAAGCTACTCCTTACTCGTATGAAATCCCAACGTATTTGTACTTAGCTAAGTTCGATGCTACTGGAGGAAAGCCGGTAGTAGATTCTTTTCCTGATGGGAAAGTTTACGCAAACGATATAGCGGTTCATGCAAATGATACAACCAATCCGCATGGAACACACCAAGTGCAAGATCAACTCACTATACGCAACCAATTGCAATTTGGTGAAAGATTACTGTTGAACGAAAATGGTAGTGGTGAGCTTAATGATGTTTTGCAGCGGAAATTTTTAGCTGCGCAAACTACTTCTGGTGGGAAGGAAGGGCGCAAAATTGATCTCCCAAAAAGTGTGACTAAGATTCTTAATGTCAGTGTGAATGAGATGTGCTGGGAAGGACAAGGTCCGATTTTTTCGTTGGGGGAAGTTGCAATAAACTACAATCCCGCTTTGTTTACTGTGTATAATGGTGGTGTGGCAGGATTGCCCATTTACGTAGCAATTTGGTATGAGTGATTCAAATGGCTTTTCCTCATGTTTCAAGACAGCCCGAATCAATAATTTTTCACGATAGGGATGTTATTGCATACATTCCTGATCGTTTGAAAGATGATATAACAGGCAGCTTTCAAATCTATGATAAAGCAAGCGGAGTTTTACTTTATGAAGTAAGTTCAAGCAACTTGCCAGATGCTGATAATCGTGTTTTGCTAACTGGCAGAACGTTGTCGAATGGAGTATTGGCAAATGGTTTGCATTGTTGCATCTATAAAACAGGAGTTAGTGCAACTGATGCCAAAGTGCTGCGTGAAATTATTAGTCCAAGGGTGACCTATCAGAGAGACTCGAATGTTGTAGTAATGTGGTTCTGGACCAATTTTGAGGAGGACGTTACTGAGTACACTGATGAAGAGGGCAAACTCTATTGGATTGATGAAGACAATTTTGATGAAAGCAAAGAGGTTATTCGTGCTCTATGCTGTACAGTCGGGTATATTGAGAGACGCTACCGTGTTGGTGGTTTGATTCAAAATTCTGGCGGTGCGAATGGATTTGATCTGGTAACGGTTTTTGAAAAACCAACCATTTTGATGAAGCGTCCTCAACCCGAAGAAGCGGGTGACCCAATGGGTGTCCCCATTATTGATTTTACGGCAGGTGGTGCTGGTGGTGGTTTGCTTTACAGAGCTACTGAAAATCAAAGCGGTAGTACAATTCGGGTACGAGCAGTTGCTGCTGATGGCTCTACGACAGGCCCGACAATAACTTTGCAGGTGGTGACGTAATGACGGTTGAAGCTGGCGCAAACATGCATGGTTTGCGGCTTTGGGCCGCAGCAGAGCCTTATTGTAGAATGGTTAAAGGTTCTGCAACTCTTGACAACTTCTACTTTGCGTACGACATGTCTTGGTTATACGCGGGGATGAAGGCGTATGTCAATTATACGACCTACAAAGTTCCTGCGGACATAACAAGTGGTTCAAAAATTGTAGCAGTTAGTACGAGCAGGTTGATGACAGGGATGTCTTTGAATCTTCGAATGCATTATCGCTATACGGGAAGTACGGTAAAAGACTCTAAAATAGTCACATTGGCAACAAGCTTTCGTGCAATCACAGGAATGCATATTAGCGGTGATGGAATCCCATCGGGAACTTATGTTGAGTCTTTCGATATTCCTGCAAAAAAAATAACGATGACTCAGGAGGCGACAGCAACCGTCGTAAACACTAATATCTATCTTGATGCGGATACTCCAACTGGAATTCTTTCGGGAACTACCATTGATACGATTGACGGTGGTAGCCAGTTGACTATGAGTCAGGCAGCAACAGAGACAGGTGGAGCACAAATATATTTCTCGGCTACGCCGTATCTTGGGATTCCAGAAAATACGTTGATTCAAAGCATTGACTATACCAACAAGATAATCTACTTGGATACGTCTGCCACAGAGGATGGGACTCCTTATGTGACTTTTGAACCACAACGTATGTGGGCTGTGATTGAAATGATAGAGCGTCCTTATCCTCTTCAAAAGAAGATTATCACCAATGAATTGGTTTATGCTATCCCGACAGTTGATGGTGGTGAATTTGCTTTTCGTGTTAAGCCAATGACCACATTGGGCGAGTATGGGTGGAGTGCTGAGTTGCAGCCTCCATTTTGGAAGTATATATTCGGTGTAGGTGGGGGACAAATTGATGATTTTAGGCCAGGCTATGCGGAACCTTCTTGGCTTAGCGATGTTTATACCAGTGTGGTCAATGATGGAGGAGGACTTTGGCATGTAGATTTCTATTGGAGTAACCAAAGACTCCCTTCGCAAAAAGTTGGGTACACAGCTCAATATCCAGCATCAGCGACAGGATACAAGGAAATTTTTGGCCAGATGGGAGGTCATGTAACAGTTAATGATACTGGTCCTATAGCAACCAATGATTTGCTTTTGCGTGCTTACAAGGAAGATGCAGCTGTTCGTTCCCCCAAATTGTTTTCAGGTTCAATTGGAATTGCGGATTGGTTTTTGATGGGAAAAAATGCGAGTTGCTATTACAATTTTCCAAGTATTTGGTGTTATGGAAGTGAATCAAAAGATTCGATGATTACGCATTGTAATTGGGGTACGCATATTCTTCCTAATTTGGTTGCTGCGCCTGTAAAAATACAAGAAGTGGTTCAGTCTCCTCTATTGTTGGATAATACTTGGTGGCCAAAAATTGCAGCAGTAAATGATTACTGCTATAAAGGATACTATGGTTACCAGTGTGATCGTTATGTGAGTGAAGATGGACGACTCGCACAAATTGGAGGTAGTTGCGGGCCAGGAAATGTGTGGGGATATAACTACAAATTGCATCTTACTGTAACTCCCGCTGGGAATAATGGAATTTGGGCTATTGTTGGAGATATGTTTATTAACAATTTCAACATAAAAGTTATGTGGGGCTATAATGATACTGGTTATCATACTGGAACTGTTCTCGCTACCTTTCCTGTTACAACTGGATATTCGGGAATAATAGATATTCCGGAAGGCGAAATTAGTCGAGACTCGGTAGGTCGTGTGAATCAGAATTTGGGGATTACTTTTGTAGTCGATGATTTTACACCCATTACCAATGATCCTCGCTACATGGGAATGCCTTATACCAATTGCTGGATGGGGGAATATGGGTCGTGGTGTGGAGATTTTTTGAATTGCTGGGGAGGAATGCAGTGGGCATGGGAGTCTTCAATTGATGCAGGTTTCACCTATGATTATGTTGAGAATTAAATGCAACATGTGATGATCGAATGTACAAATGGGATACACCCTGAAGATGTCGTTGCACTCACCGCTTTGATGCGTGACGTCAATTACAAGTGCAGAGACTATTTTCGTTTTTCGTTAGTGTCAAATAACAAAGCTGTTCTTCCCGAAATGCTTGAGAATAACCCAAACATAGCTGAATTACAATCAGGTGCGAAGGTGTTGAAGTTTACGGGCATAAAGCCTTCTGAAGAGCGTCATCATTTTGACGGGCTCCCAAAATGGTTTCAAGATCACACGATGATATCATTTTTGTTTCAAAACTTTCATGGAGAATTGTTTTTGACCGAACAGGAGAAAAAAGAAAATCCAGTAAAGAGCGATAACTATATTTTGGTTGGGGTTGACAAGAAATTTCATTGGCCTTATTGGTCTGAAATAGCCAAGAAAAATCCAACAAGAGATGTTGTGTGTGTTGGTTTGGAAAAAGTCGAAATCGATGGGGTAATAAACAAGACTGGCGAGCTAACTTTGCGTGAGATTGTTCAACATGTCTATCATTCTGGTACTGTGGGGACAACATGTAGGTTTATCCAAAGTGTAGCAGGAGCATTGGAAAAACCTTGTACGTATTTGGTTGGTGGACGTGAATCACTTACATGGCGGCAGTTTTCTTGTTGTCGTATGTTAGGTGGTCAAGAAGGGATTTGCCAAAAGCAACCTTGTTGGAGTGATGGTTGCTTCGAACTGCATTGTTTGAATTCAATAGATGTAGAGAAGGTGAATAACTGTTTGCATTCTTTTGAGAGACCAACGATAGATAGATTTGGAAAATGTAAGTATGCAAAGCTGATAGATGAGCAATGGCATGAAGCAAGGCCATGTAAGGGATGCAAAGTTGAATGTCAGAACCCAAAGTGTCCGATAGATATTTGGTATGTTGCTGGTTGTAATCCTCGTAAATGCAAATTCTATGAAGGAAGCTGAAAATGGTTGATGAACTTGATGGTCGCTATAGCGGGTCATACCAATTGCATGACGCTGCTCCGGATACCGATTATGGTATCCCAGAAACGATACTTTGTGAGCTGGATTTTCAAGATGAGATCATTTGTCTCATTGATCGTGAACAGGAGAAAAGTGCCATGGTTTCTAAAAACTTGGAATTGTTCAAAGGGAATAACAAGCAGTATGTTTGTTACGTCAAAGATCGACAATTGCAACCTATCGACATTAGCAATGGTGTATGCTATTTTACAGCAAAAGAAGACCGATCAGACCCTACTCCAGTAATTGAAAAGAGCACGAATGTTCCAGGTGAAGGACAAATAGGTGCAGCAAACAAAGGAGAGTTTTATTTCTACTTGGTTCCTGCTGATACAAGCTCTTTGGAGCAAAATCAGTACTTTTTTGATGTTACTGTTGTTTTGAGTTCGGGGAAGCTTTACACAGTTGCTCAAGGGATGCTTTATGTGAAAGACCCGATAAGGTAGTGAAAATTGTCAAATCTTCAAAATATCGCCAGCGTAGATCATATAACACATCGAAGCAGAGGATTATTTGCGTATGAGTATGCTGCTTGCCAGAGATGGTATGCTGTGTGTTTTGGATTGCTATCACGAACGGCATATCGTCAAATCTATGGGTGCTGTCTGGCACAAAGACTCCAAACTTTGGGTCATGCCTCTCACGCCGTCCAATTTGGAGACGGCTTTAGAACGTCTCAAAAATCCAATCATTGAAGCTTCTTTAGAGGAAGCTCTTGAAGCAAAGCTCAAAAAAGAAGCACGCCTTAGTAAGATTGCCAAACTTGCCAAAAAAGATGCACCGGTAAAAATGATGGTGCCCGGTTTGAAGTTGCCTTTGTTTAACTACCAGAAAATCGGGGTTATGTTTTCGTTGGCTAACTCTGATGGCGTATTGATAGCTGACGAAATGGGGTTAGGCAAAACCGTTCAGGGTATTGCTTCGGCATGTTATAAAAAGTATCACAATGGATGTAAGCGTTGCTTTGTGATAGTACCAGCAGCGGTAAAGTGGAATTGGCCTATTGAGGTTGAGAAATTCACTGATGAGCCCTATGTTGTAATCGATGGTGTGCCAGATGAGCGAGTGAGACAGTGGGCAGGTAAAGTTGTGTGTCGTAGGCAGAAAAGTGGTAAGTACAAATACGTTTCTGGAGAGCCTTTTTTCTACATTGTGAATTATGAGCTGATAACAGAAGACTTGTTTGGTGGTAGAACGATTTCGATCAGCGAAGATGACCCGGAAGATGTTACACGCAAAAAGGTGAAAAGAATCAATGCTGCTAAGCAGAGAGCAACACAGTTGAAGCATGTAAAAAGCAGAGTATGGGGTTGCATTATCATTGACGAAGCTCATTATCTAAAAAGTCATACCAGCAAACGTAGTTCTCATGTCAAACAACTCAAAGGGGTTTTCCGAGTAGCTCTTACAGGGACACCTTTGGATGGAAAGCTGGAAGAATTGCATAGTGTGATGGGTTTTGTGAAGCCTGGTTTGTTTACCAGCAAGCACCGATTTTTGCAGCGTCATGCAACATATGATTTTTGGGGCAAGATAGTAGGGTACAAACGTATCGATGAGGTGCGAGAAAAAATCAGGCCGTTTTTCATTCGTCGTTTGAAAAAAGATGTGATGAAAGACTTGCCTGAAAAAACGTATCAAAATAAGTATGTTGTGCTTTCTGCGCAAGAACGCAAAATCTATGAAGCCATTGCAGATCGAAAACATGAGGTCACGGTGGATACTGAAGCAATGGTAAAGGTGATTCGTTGTAAGCAGTTTTGTGACCATCCCGTATTGATTGACGAGTCGTGCAAATCGTCAAAGATGAATTTGTTTCTTGAAATTGTGGAAGAGTTGGTTAAATACAATGGTGAAAAGGTTATTGTGTTTACTCAGTACAAACAGATGCTTGATATTATCGACGATGAGTTGCGTCAAATGAAATTGCGATTCTTGAGAATTGATGGGGATACGACACTCAGACGTCGTGCTGAGATGCAGGAAGAATTCAATACTGATCCAAAAATCGATGCCATTATTGGCACTGAAGCAATGAGTGAAGGATTGAATTTACAAGGAGCTACTTACGTTATCAATTACGATGATAATTGGTCGCCTTCCAAAATGCATCAGCGGGAAGATAGAGCACATAGGCAAGGGCAAAAGAATGCTGTTACGGTAATCAATTTTATTGTCCGTGACACAATCGAGGAACGTATTAGGGAAGTCTTGTATGATAAAGAGGTGGTCTCAGCGGAGACGTTGGGCGATGAGACTGACGAAATGGTGATGAAGCGTCTTGGGCCTCAAGAAATTGCTAAATTGGTCTAACATGCCTCATATAACACATCAGCAAGCCGAATACGAGGAGCAAATACATGTCGTTCAAAACAATGGAAATCCAGCGACATTTGTTGAAAATATTGACTACCAACAAGGTATTGGCGAGACCATACATACTGAAAGTTCAGCCACAATGGTTTACCGGCTATCGGCGATTAATATTCCAACTCGTTCAAGACCTCTTTAAGGTCACACCTTCGCTTCTTACCAAGCAATTATTTGAGGCAGAAATTGCAAAATTATTGCCTGATCCGAGTCAGCAGGCTGATCGTGATAAGTATTTGACAGAGTGGATTATTATTCAGCAAGCTACTGTACACGAGAGCATCGATGCTTTAATAGAGAAGCTGAAAGAAAAGGAGCAGATTGAAGCAATATCAAAAATTTGTGAGCAAACATTAGGTGAGCTGAAAAAAGGAGATATCAAAGCTGCTGCGTCAACTTTGAAAAACGAATCGATCATGTTGGATACGGCTTTTCGCGAAGAGAAGCCTTTGATCAACATGACTGATATCAAGGACCTCGATGAGAGAATTCAAGATCAGCAACGTGATCCGGCAAAGTATGGAGGAATTAGAACAGGACTGGGTCGATTTGATCATGTAACTGGTGGAGTTTTTAGAGCTGAGATGACTTTGTTTGCTGCAATTACAGGTGTGGGAAAATCTACCTTATTGAAGCAGATTGGCTATAACATTGTGATGGGGAACCAAAATCCGAGAAATCCTTTGGAGAGATACCCTGGTAAAAATGTTTTGCATATCACAAATGAGGAACATCAGGATCAAGTGCGATTGAAATACTGTGCTTTGTTTGCCAATCTCTCATTTGATTTATTCAAAAAAGCAACGATTTCAGATGCGGAGTTGGAGAGTTGGCGAAGAGTGATGAAGGAGTTAGAGCAATCGCAGTATGGACGGTTGTATATCAAAGACATTGGTCAGCACACAACAGTAGCAGAAATTTATCAGGCGTTTATGGAATTGGAGCAAAAAGGTGTTAGAATTGATGTGGTCATTCTTGATTATATGGACCATTTGTCTCCAATGCAAAAAGCGTTTAGTGAAAATGATGAGCAAGCGAAAATTGCTTGGGATTGTAAAGGGTTGAGTGTTGATTTGAATGTGCCATTGATCACGGCAACACAAGCTGCAACGATTGTTGAAACTAAGCAGGAAAAAGGACGTCGGTTTGGTAAGCTGGATGTGTACGGGTCAAAGAGACGCATTCATGCAAGCAATACGTTTGTTGGGGTAATGGTAAGCGGGTTTGATGATAGTCAGTTGATTGCAAATGGTGGTGATCGGGAAGACGAGAATGCTTGTGATAAGTTTTGGACAGCTGAGGTTTGTAAGGATCGCGATGGTCGAAATTTCACTTTCGAGCTAAGGCATAAAGTCAAAACAGGCTATGTAGTAGATGAGCATTGGAGTAAGGGCGGAACAGGTGCGACAGGGGCAGTTCAACCTAAGAAAATTGATAAGGTGATTCAACAGTCTGCCACAAGCCAGCAGCCAGTTTCAGCGAGTTCTAAGCCTGTTGAGGGTAGCCAGAATACTCAAACGCCTGAAACAAGTGAAAACACGACAGAAAGCTCGGAGAAAACGTCTGACCCACTAATGACAGGGCCAGCAGGCAGAGTTAGCTCAATTTTGAAGAGGATTCGCCAACACAAGGATGATACCTGATTTTGTATCAGACGCATTCCCTTACTTTGTTGGGAAAGAGCTACAAGTAGTATATGCAATTGACACGTACACAAGTGATGGTGTATGTGTTGCCTCTATAGCTCAGCTTGCCAATATTGCATGCCTCAATGATGGGACTGTTTCTAAATTGTTGCAAAATCTTGAATTACTACGAATTATTGATGTCGAAAGACGTCCAGGAAAGAATTCCAGGATTCGATTTGGCAATGTAGAAAATGTCAGGAAGGCATGTTTAGCTAAGATGGAAAGTGTTGCTGTGAAAAGACGCGGACAAACAGAGAAAGCAAGAAAGATGCGAGCCATGTTCAATAACCGAGGTTGTTCAACAACCGGAGTTGTTAAACATAGTGGGTTAAATAACAACAAAAATAATAAGAAAGAAGAAAAGAAGAAAAGAAGATATGAAGAATCGTATTGTGAAGTTGTTTTTCAAGTGTATGTTCAATATTCGTGGGCGATTCAAAAAGTTTGGCAACCGAAATTCATTGCAAAGGATTCGATTCGAGAACATTGTCAGGTGCTTTGTGAGAATCAGTGTGTAGGTGAATATTTTGAGTGGGTGCATGCTAAGCTTGGTGAAATTGAGAAGACGACAGGAAAAAATTACAAGCGATATTTTGCTACTATGTTGGCAGATACGTGGTTTTTTGAGTTTTTTGAGAAAAGGCAAAAACTGCTGTGACAGTTGCAATATAATATCCTGTGTTACATTTTTTCAGTCGTTTGTCGTGAGCAAATAAGGAGTAGATTTATGAAGTCAGCATTGAAGGCTGCAATCAAAAACAGCCAATCAGCCCAGCAGTCCAACGAGAAGAAAGCAAAGTCAAACACACCTCCAGATCACACACCAATTAGGTCAGTTCATGTGGGTGACTCTTTTGCGGGAGTCTATTATGTTCGAGCTGCGTATGAAAAAATTGCTCGAAACAACAATGTCTATAGTGATTTCACTGTGGCAGATTGTTCGGGTGAAGCATTTGTAAGGCATTGGAACGAATCAAAGGGAATTAAGAGGGGCGATTGGATCGCGATTATTGCGAACGTTGAAGAGTATCAGGGTAAGCCTCAAATCATTGCACAAAGAATAGAAAAATCACCTGCTCCAGAACAGTCGGATATGATTCATTACATTCCGATCAGTGAAACGAAAGCTGAGGATAAAGAAAAGTTTGAGAAATATGTAAAGCGTGTAGAGGAAATTGCTACTGCTATCAATGATCCAACTTGCAAATATATTTTGGATGCAGTTTTTACGGATAGCTTCAAAGAGGAATTTTTCTCTGCGCCAGCGAGTGAAAGGACATTCTATGGAATGGTTGGAGGGTTGCTTAGTCATACAGTTAAAGTAACTTACGCTGTTGGAGGATTTGCAAGTCAGTACAGTTTTTCTCATGATGAAACGTGTGTAGCTGTTTCAGCAGCTTTGTTGCACTATATTGGTGCTGTTGCTGCGTTCGAAATTGAGGGTTGTCAGCCTGCGATGACTGTACGAGGAAAATTGAATGGGATTAAGCAGCTAACGTTGCAATTGGTTGATTGTGCAATTGAAGATGTGCAAGAAAAAGAGGATTACAATGATGCTACTGCACAAAGGTTGGTACATGTGATAACAGCTCAGACGGGAGAAGAAGTTTTGCCGATGACAAAGGAGGCAATTCTTTTAGCTGAGGCGGTCAGTGCAGATATGAAATTGGTAAGTGCAATTGATTTCATTGAACAGGATATCAATGAGGAGGAGTTTACTGCATTTGATCCTGTTAACAGACGGCAGTATTTCAAGGGCATAAAAAAGTAGTCAGCATTTTGCCTTAAGAGCAGTTAGTTAATTGAAGTAGTCGCTCTTAAGGAGATCGACCATATCATGAGGTCATTCGTAATCAAAGAGAAAAAACATGAATGTCAATTGTCTTGAGGGTATCGTTTGTCCAAATTGTAAAAGCCTTGGACCATTCAGTATTGTTGCACAAGCTGTTTTTGTTGTGACAGATGATGGTACGGAAGAGTATAGTGAAGTGGAGTGGTCTGACCAGTCTCACATACGTTGTGTTGATTGTAACAGGGATGGAACAGTAGGAGAATTTAAGAGGTTGGCAAAAAGATTATATGGGTAGCATTAAAGACCAATTGCTTTTCAGAGATATTCGTTGGTTGATGTCCAAAGTGGATGTTAAGAGGGTTTTGGAGTATCTTGGTGTTCGTGTTGACAAGCAAATTGGTGACGAAATTTGGGGTTGGTGTCCAGACCATTATCAGCATGTAGGACGAATTCCAAGTCATCCAAAATGGTCTGTGAATATCAAAACAGGTGTTACGTATTGTTTCACGGAAAGCCGTGGAAGTAACTTAGTTTGGATTGTAGCACGATTGAAGCATTGTTCACCAAAAGAAGCTGCTGAATGGATGTGCGATGGGGAGATGAGTGTAAGTGAAATCAGCATTCAAAATATGCAAGAAGAATGCAAGCGCTTGAGAGAAGCTGAAAAAGAGAAGGAGAAAAAGGCAGTAAGTTCTATCCAAAAAGCAAGGGAGTGGGTGGAAGCAAGCCAAATGTATGAAGAAGGTTATCACTTCTTTATGCATCCGCCTCCACCAAAAAAGCCGACCTTGATTGAAAAACTTACTGTTGACCATTTTCGTTGTGTGCAAATTCGGTCTGGTTTTTATGCTAATCGAGTTGTGATTCCATTTTTCCAAAAGTTGGAATTTGTTGGTTTTGCTGCGGTTGACATTTTAGGGTTAGAAGAATGGAAAAAAAGGCATCCAACGTTAGACCCAACTCGTTTTTATAACAAAGTGTTGTATCCAAAAGGATTTAGTCGAAGGTTATGTTTGTTTGGGTTTGACGAAGTGAAGTCTGAATCGGTTGTAGCTTTGACAGAGGGGCCACGTGAAGTAATGAAGTTGTGGCAATTGGGTTATCAGGCTCTTGCAGTTTTAGGAGCAAGCATGTCGTCAGAACAAGTCAAATTGCTTGCTGAGTTGAACCCAAAAATTGTGTTATTGATGTTTGATGGTGACGAACAAGGGTATGAGGCACAAAGGAGGATTCACGATCAACTGAAGGAATTTTTTGCGGTTGTAAAAGGGACAATTCCTTATGGATTTGACCCGAAGTGTTTGGAACCTGAGCGTGTCAAAAAAATCTTTGAAAAATGTCAAAAAAGTTCTTGATTTTGCCACAAGACTATCTTATAATATCTTGATGTGTTGTAAGTAGTCTGTGGTTAGTTGTTAGCTGCCGATAATCGGCCAAGGGGTTTTTGCATGCCTGAAGACATTTCGCTCGATCAGTCTGAACAAAGAATTGTACGTGTTCCGGTTATCATTCGTAAACCGTGGACTCGTAAAGATTTGGCAATCCTGATTGCGCGTGGTGAGGCTACGCCTTACGAAGAGCAAATCTTTTTTGAATCGATTGAGGGTGCAATTCGTGCAAATGTCTACAATCATGGTTTATGTGATAGTCGAGACGAAGTGGAAGATTGGGTATTCAGCACGTATGACCATTTGAAATCGGTTTTGCACAAGTATAACCCGGAAAGAAAGAATGAGTTTATTACATGGATGTGGACTGTTGTTGTGCGATATATTCTTGGGGAAAGAGAGAAGCTTGCGAGGTATCGAGATACGCAGCAGTTGTCTGATACAATAGAAGCAACGCCTTCTGGGGAATACCAGGAAGATGAGGCTGTAAAAGTTTTGCGTATGGACTTGCGTGAAACTGTGAAACTACTGCTTGAGAGGATGGCACATAGAAAGATTTGGATTATAGCAATGCTTGGTGATCCTCACGATGATAATTGGCGTGCGCTTGGTGGAGCTCCCAATTTTACACAGGTTGCAGCAGATTTGGGAGTTCCGGAACAGATGATGCAAATTCGTTCTTTCTGGCATGACCATGTTCGCCCATTTTTGCGGAGACATTTGAGAATATATAGTTAGGAGAGGCACCATGCAAGAGCTTGGTGAAAAAATGAAGCATTTGCAGGAGAATATTAAGCAGGGTGCATGTTTTCGCCGTTATGACTCCAACATGATGGAGTGCAAGATTTGCATGTTGCGCGATTTCTGTCGTGAAGCAACACAGAACGCTGAATACAAGTTTCAATCACTTCCTACTGATGAGAAAGGGAAAAAGGTTGTTGTAGAGCCAGCAGCAAAAACTCCACCACCAAAAGAAGAAATTGAAAGAGCGACATCTTCTGTGAAGGAAGCAGTATTGAAGGCCATGTCACCACCGAAAAAGGCGATGCAAAAACCAAAGTTGTTTACGGAAGAATTCATTGAGGCTATGAATAAGGAATTCACCTTACGCAACAAAAAGAAGGGACAAGTCGGGACTTTATGGGTATTTGATCGTGACGGAATCAACTGCATTGTTGTAATTGGGAATGCGGGAGCAACAGAAATAGCAGTAAATGGTAAAACAGTGAAAGAGTTGAGGTTGATAGAGCACGACCAAATTGATAGCATTGTTTCTTCTCTTGTTGAATGTGTTGAACGTGAAAAAGCTGAAATTCGTGATGAAGACAAGTGAATACAAGTACTTCAACTTTCCGTTCTATGAATTCAACAAGGCACAGTCCGCTGTCATCCCGCATATAACGCGTGACATTAATCTTGTTGTTTCATTTCCGACCGCAACTGGAAAGACTGCCATTGCTGAGGCTGCGTTTGGTTACTATTTGCAGACAATGCAAAACAGCAAATGTATTTATGCATCACCATATCGTTCGTTGAGCATGCAAAAACAATCTGATTGGATGGAGGATTTACAGTTATCGAGGTATGGCATAGTGATCAACACGGGAGACCATTTGGCTGATACGAGTGAATTTGAAGCTGCCAGACTAATAATTTTGACTACGGAATCATTTGATTCAAAAACCAGAAACAAGCAACAGTATTCTTGGCTGAAAAAGGTTATTTGCGTAGTGATAGATGAGGCACATCTGTTGGGTATGAAAGGTCGGGGAGATAGTGTAGAAGCGGTGCTAATGAGGTTTACCGAACTAAATTCGGCAGCGCGTATCATTTTGCTTTCAGCAACAATGTCCAATGCTGAGGAATTGTCAGCTTGGTTGAAAATGCTAAATGGCAAAGAGACTTTGAAAGTGACGAGTCGGTGGCGTCCAACTCGGATACGAACACAGTTCCACACGTTTGATGAGTATGACAAGGAATCATGGGCAAATAGAATAAAGATGACAGTGGAGTTGATACAGTCAATTCCAGATAGCGAAAAGGTGATTGTTTTTGTGCATAGCAAAAGATTGGGTAGGGAGTTGGCTGCTTTAATACGTCGAGCAGGAGTAGCTTGTGCATTTCATAATGCCGATTTGTCTCATTCTAAGCGCAAACAAATTGAAAAAGCATTTGATGACCCACTATCTGGATTGAATGTGATAGTGTCTACATCTACTTTGGCGAGCGGGGTTAACATTGGCGTTTTGTTTCTGACTTTTTGTGCTGCTTTACTCTTATGAAAAGAAGTTGCTTAGTATGTGGTAAAATATTCCATGTTGTGCCCGCAATAGTGAGAAGCGGGTATGGGAATTTTTGTTCGATAAAATGTAAAGGGATAGCCAAACGAGTAGCAAAGAAGGTATGTCCTGTATGTGGAAAAGAGCTTAGGGTGACAGTTGGAGCTAAAAAGGGGAAATTTTGTAGTATTAAATGTTTTGGGATTTCTGCAAGAAAGAAAAAAGTGGATATTATTTGTGCACAGTGTGGGAAAGCATTGAGTTTGGACTTGCATAGGACCAAGAACGTTAAAAATAATTTTTGCTCACGTGAGTGTCACGACAAGTATCAGCGAAGAAATACTGTAAAAGCTGTTTGTAAAATTTGTGGGAAAGAGTTTACGATGCCTCCGGGACAAGCACGACAAAGAAAGAGCGCTAAATATTGTTCTATGAAGTGTCGAAATTCTGATGAAGATTTTATTGAGTTTCTTGCTATACAAAATCAAAAACAACAACAAAGGAGAAAGGGTTTGAATAAGTTGGAACTTGCTGGGAAAGAAATACTTAATGACCTTGGAATAAAGTTTTGTGAGCAAGTACTGATGTTTAAGAGATTTGTTGTTGATGTGTTACTCTTAGAGCATAGAGTGATTGTGCAATGGGATGGGGATTATTGGCATTGTCATCCAAAGTATGAGAATCCTAATAAGGTACAGCTTCGCATAAAAGCTAAAGATAAAGCTGTTAACGCATATTTGAAAAAATGCGGGTATCGGGTTTTGAGATTTTGGGAATCTGATGTAAAGCAAAAACCTGATTATGTTCGAAGAAAGATTGTTTCGCAAATTAGGAAAATGGAAGCTCATGGGTAAAAGTAAAGCAGAAACGCTGACTGAATTGCAGCAACGTTGTTTAGCATGCCGGAAGTGTTCAATTGGTGGTAAGCTGATTGGCGGCAGATTGAGCAATGTGTGGTCGAACATGTCTATGAAGGCCCAGATAATGGTTATAGGCCAGAATCCGGGTCAAGTAGAGGTTGAACTGGGAAGGCCATTTGTTGGGCCTTCTGGACATTTCTTTGATAGAGCGATCAAAGACGTGTTGGAGTTGGATCGATCACATTTCTATATTTCCAATTGTGTACGTTGTTTTACGCCAAACAATCGTGGTCCGACTCAAGATGAAAAAGACAACTGCCAAGAATTCTTGGATGCAGAAATTGTAGCTGTTGATCCAAAATTGATTGTTACGCTGGGTGGACCGTCGTTAGAACAGTTGTCAGGACGGCGTGGGATTATGAGATTGCACGGAAAGACTTTCATGTCGTTGCGGTATAGCAAACCTGTATTGCCCTTATTGCATCCAAGTCCTTTGAATATGAATTCAGTAGAAAAGAGAGAGATGTTTTACAAAGACTTGGAAGCTTTGAGAGAGTATGTCTGATCGGATTATTATTGTTGGTATTCGGCGTGGAAGTGAAAAAGTTCCCATTTCTGAAATTGTGCAGATGCAGGGACGTTGTGCACGTACTCCTGGTGCAATAGGGTATGTGGACATTTTAGTTGGTGAAGATGATTTGGAAGAACTGAAGTGTGGGTTGGCTGATATTGACAATTTGTACGTTAATTCCATGATGAGCGATAGTGAAACACTTGCGTTTCATTTGGTCGCTGAAATCAGCTTGGGACGAGTTTCAACATTGCGTGAGGCTGAAGAATGGTACAAAAAGAGCTTTGCTCATCATGTGCGATTGCCGGTTGATTTGTCTGAGGTGATGGAATTATTGGTGAACGAATGGGATGCTGTGATTAAACGGGGGCCTTTGTTTTTGCCTACTCAGTTTGCTCATTTGGCAACACGTTATTATTACCACCCTGCGGATATTTTTGATTGGAAGGAAAATTTCATAGAGCTTTTTTCAAGCGGAAGAAAAAACAATGACGTTGCCCTTTCGTGGGCATTATCTCATGTTTGTTTTGATAAAACGAGATATAATGTTTATGGAAGTTGGGAGGCGATAGATGAATACAAAAGCCAAACAGCTTCATTGGGCCTTGATTGCACAGGTAGTGTTGCTGGTGGATTGATTTGGTGGAGTATTTTAGGTGGGCCACCTGTTGGGCGACTGCGTAGTATGGTAAAAACTGTGCGAGAAGATTTTGGTCGTCTATCTAAAGTGTTGATGGAACTAAATGGTATCTGCGGTTGGAACCAACAGAAGTTTTTCGAGGATTTGAAAGTGCGCGTTACTTATCGTGTTACTGAGGATTTGGTGGAATTATGCAAAATTCAAGGAATCAATAAAACTCTTGCGGCTGAACTATATAATTTTGGTGTAAGAACGCTGGATGATGTTGAAGATAAGTGGGTACAAATAGAGACGTATGGTAGTAGCCACCTTGTGAGAGTGCTGAGAGGGTTAGTGAATGGTAAAGGACCTTTTGTATGGTCAACGAGCGGTTAGTAATTTTTGTATCGCAGCCGAACGTGGGAAACTTTCTCCTCGTCATGTCAGAGATATTCTAAGGCATAAATCTCGTGATATAGATATCGAACCAATTGTGCCTTTGCTTCAATCTGATGACCCGTGGATACGAAAATGTGTTGCTCAAATAGTTGGAGCTTTTGGAGGTAACCAAAAGTCTTTGATAGAAGCTGCGAAATGCGAAGATGACAGAGACGTTTTGTTGGAACTTCTTAAGCAGTTAGTTTCTACCAAAGAGGGATTGGAAGAAATGGTTTATCTGCTTGAATCAGAAGACAAAGCAGTAAAGCAGTCTGGTATTGATATGTTTAGGAAAGCAGGTAGAGCTGATTGTTTGATGGGCTTGCTTTTTGATGACGACGACGAACTGGTAAGTCGTATCAAACGGTATATGAATGAGCAAGATAATAAAGAAGTATCGTAGCTCTGGAACAGAACCCAAAACTCCGTTAGAGCGAAAACCTGTTCCAGAGGATAATTTCAAACGATTTCACTTTTGGGTGATTGAGCAAGCCCATATGTATGGAGTTTTGAAAGATGCAGATGTCAAGAGGGCAATTGAAATACTGTTAGACAAACTCGAAAGACATATTGGAAAGCCGTCGCCTGCAAAGAATTATTTGCAAAGGCAGGCATGGAAGTTTTTTGAAATTTTTTGCCAGAAGTACTTGCATTTGACAGACTTGCAATATACAGGCAATTTTGGTCCTACTGAAATAAAGCTCGTTCAAACTCTTGTTCAGAAATTGGATGACCAAGGAATTTCTGTAGAGGAGTACGTAGTATGGTTGTTTGATGATTTCTACTCGAATAATGATTTGGTGGCAAATATCTATCTTTCGGTAAGTAACAATGTGTTGCAGGAGTTTATGTACAAGAATGCACACATACTCAAACAACGTAAACAAGCAAGAAGAGCTGAATTGGAAGAGGATGAGTTGTTGAAGCAAGCAAGTATGATGATTCGAACTGCTAAAAAAGAAGAGCATAAAAAAGAGGTTGTTGACGTTTTGCAGCTGTACAAAAATGGGGTGCTTAATCTCGGTGAGTTTGCAGTAAAGATGAACACTCTGGCAAAAAAACATGAAAATTCGTGAGTAGAAAACGATATAATAAAACAGGTGTATGTTGTGAGTTGTTGGTTTTGAGTTTTGTTTGGAAAAGGAGGAGCAGCAGTGGTACTTCAAACCAAGATTAGCGATGTGGTAGAGAAGATTGAAACAGCTTGCGATGAAGCAGGCAAGAAGGAAATTGGAGGTGTATCATTAGAGAATCCTGATCCGAGGCTGTTGGATGTACGTGATGGGGACTTTGATGAACATGTGGCAATGCAGCCAGCAGCAATTGCATATTTTGGTGTGTTGAAAAAGGAATCAACGCGTCAGCTTGAAGCCATGAAAAGGGGATATGATCGTTGGCAAAAAAAGAAGTTTCAAGAGGCACGCCAAGCACTTGAAACAACCAGTGCTTCTAAAAAGCCTACCATTGCAGATGTTGAGGCGTTTATTTTGATGAACAATGAATCGCAGATCGAAAAGTGGGAAAACGATATAGCGTTTTTGCAAGAGCAAGCAGATACGATGGATGTTTGGTATGAAGCATGGAGGCAAAAGTCTTATAGTTTAAGAGAGCACGGTATAACGATTTCGGATGAACGGCATACAACGCCACATTTGTATGGTTCAAATGATGGAGGAAATACAAATGCTGCACAACAACGTGCTGAATCGACGATTGATCGTATACGTCGATTTCAAAAAGAGCGTAAAAAGAAAGGAGGTACTATGGGTGGTAAGTAGTGTGTAGTGTGTCTTTTGTTGTGAGCGAAACGCTAAGGAGGTTACAATGAGTAAGAGTGTATTGGAGAAGATCAAGAAGCTGCGTGAAAGTCGACCCCAACCACAAAATTGGGCGAGACACAAGGACATCTTTTACGAGTTCCAAAAAGGGGATAACCCAATCAGATTGGTTGGTGAGTTCCTACAGCAGAAAATCCATTTCATCGCTCCGAACAAGCGATTCAAAGATCGGGGATTGTGTATTGCGGATGCTTTTGAAGGTGAAGACCGCATTCCAAAAATGATTAGTTGCTTGGATTGGAATACTGATGAGGAACAACCAACTGCTGAAAAGACTTGTCCGATTTGTCATTTGCACAGAATTGTGAAGAAGGTGCTTCGCGAAGGTGGTAGCAGTGTTGAACCTCAAGACCGTCAGTATCTTGAAAAACTTCAGAAGGATTCTGGGGTTGGAACGTCGCTGAAGTGGAATGTCATTGACCGACGTGATCCACACGTTACTGAGGTTGATGAAAATGGAAATGAGAAAAAGGTTTTGGGGTACAAGGTTATCAATATTGGTATGGAGGCATGGTATGATATTGATAGCATTTTCCGTCAGCTTGATAGGGATATCAGTGATCCAGAAGAAGGAGTTGATATCAATATCATTCAAGATCATAACGGGGTGAGAACTTGCTACTCAGCTCAAGTTGTGATGGACGGGGTTCAAGCAAAATGCACACCTTTGACCGAAGCTGAGCGCCAGTTGACTCTTCATGATTTGAAAAGACTTGTTGGAAGGCAAATTTCAGCCAAACAAGTTATTGATGCTTTGCATGATGACATCCGGGAAATTTTGGCGGATTCGGGTGTTACTCAGCAGATTTTTGAGGCTGAGGCACGTAAGGAAGCACAGCAAACACAAAAACCACAAGAGACTAAGGAGGAAGAGCCTCAATCGGATTTTCGACAAGCTCCGGCGGGGGAAAGTGATTCAACGTCGGAGCCAGTTCAAACAGTCCAAACTGAACCAAAAAAGACAGAAGAACCACAGAAGAAGCTTCCGCCGCTTTCAGAGGACTTTGGTTTTGGCGAGATAGGTGAAGGAGTTAAAGAGCAAGCTGAATCGCAGCCAGAGTCACAATCGAAAGAACAACAGGAAGCGCAGGAAGAACAGCAGGTTCAGTGGGAATGTTTTGGAACGATTGAAGACGAAAACCATGAGGAATGTTCTAAGTGTGCGAGCAAAGAACAGTGTCTTGCTGAAGCTGCAAAGCGCAAGTCGGAAGCGTAAACAAGAGGGGGACTCAGGCTGAAAATGTTTGGGTCTCCTTCGATTTTTGGAGACTGCAAATGTCACAATCAGAACGCGAAAAGAAGCGTGTAGAGCGTCTGAAAAAAGTAGGGCAAATATGTACTGCTATCAACAACGGGAAATTTGGTGGTCCAAATAAAGATGCTTGTTTGTTTTTTGGAGGAGCAGAGGTTAAAAGTGTTGAAAGATTTCCTTCCGGCGCAAAAACATTGGATTGGGCACTTGGAGGAGGTTGGCCGTTAGGGAGGATTTGTGAAGTGTATGGTCCCGAAGGTGGAGGTAAGTCGACACTTTGTCTTCACGCTATAGCAGAATTCCAAAGAGCATATCCAGATGTAAACGTAGCAATAATCGATAGTGAGTTTAGCTTTGATGTAGACTATGCAAAAGCGTTGGGAGTTGATGTCGACATATTGATTATTCACCAACCAGAATCAGGCGAACAAGCCCTCAATGTGCTTGAGCAACTCGTCTATCAGGGAGTTCGCTTGATAGTTGTTGATAGCGTTGCTGCTCTTGTTCCTCAAGCCGAGCTTGATGGTGAAATTGGGGATGCACATGTTGCAACACAAGCACGGTTGATGTCGCAAGCACTTAAAAAACTGGTTGGAGTAGTTGGTAGATCGGAAGCTTGTATTTTGTTTACCAACCAAGTGCGGGAAAAAATTGGTGTTACTTGGGGAAAAAGAACAACGGAACCAGGCGGTCGTGCTTTGAAATTTTATGCTTCTTGTCGAGTTGATGTTGTTGCGATAGGGAAAGAAGTTGAGGGCGAGGAAGTGGTTTCTAACCGCATCAAAGCGACAGTAACTAAAAACAAGGTTGCTCCACCTTTCCGCGAAGCACACTTTGTGATCACTTTTGGTCATGGTATTGATCAAATTGCGGCATTGTTGTCTGAAGCAATTGATCGTAAAGTAATCAAAAAGAAAGGTGCATGGTTTAGCATGGGCAATGAACAGCTTGGTCAAGGTCGTGCTAATGTGTTGAATAGACTTCGTGAGGATGCCGGTTTTCGGCAAAAGCTTGAGGAAAAGCTGGCAGAGGTGGGGGACTCAGGAACAAAGCAAGACGATGGAAAGATAACTAAACCAGTGGTGGGAAAGGCAAAGCAAGAACTTCCCGAACTTGACACGAATATACTTGATGAGAGTACCGAAGAAGAAGAGGTAACTGTCGAGGAGATTAAATGAAGGTTTTGCTTATTGACGGAAATAATCTTGCCCATAGAGTTCATTGGACACACAAGCATTTGACTTGTGATGATATGCCGGTTTCTTTGTTGTATGGATTTTTTCGTAGTCTTGTCTCATTCAAAAAGAAGTTTCCTGCACACTTATGCGTTGTGGTATGGGACGGAGGTTATAAACGTCGGGAAGCTGAGTCAAAGAAAGCTGTGAATGAGGGAATTATTCCATCAGGATATAAAGAAAATCGTGAAGAAGAACCACCTCCCGAAGTTGAAGATTTGTTTAAGCAAATGCCTTTGCTGAAAGAAGCCTTGAAACTGGTTAGGGTTTTGCAAGTTCGGGTTGATGGAGTTGAGGCAGACGATATTATCAATACATATGCTCAGCAAAACAATGGCGGGGAGACAGTAATTGTTACGTCAGATCAGGATTTTTATCAATTGCTTAGTGACAGTGTTATCATATTCGATGCTATGAAGAACAACTATTGGACGAAAGAATCTTTTGTGGATACTTACGGGTTTGACCCAAAACTGTGGGTAGATTGTGGAGCATTGATGGGTGATTCATCTGATAACATTCATGGAGTGCCTGGCATTGGAGAAAAGTGGGCAACAAAGTTTGTCAAGCAGTTTGGGGATATTGATGGAGTTTTGAAAGGGTTAGCAGAAAAGAAGAAACGTGGCAAAAAAGAGCAAGCTGTTCTTGACAATGAACCACGGCTGCGTTTAGCTAAGTCGTTGAAGAAGATGGATGAGATTGATAATTTGCCAGCGTTTCGCTGTAGACCTCGTGAGAAAGGACCTCTATTGGAGTGGTTTTCAAGACTCCGATTTGAGAGTTTGAAAATGGATGCGTGGAGACTTGTATGAAGAAATTGCGTGTGGGGATTGTAGGGTCTGCGGGTACAGGGAAAAGCGGTTTAGGTCGTGATATTGCTGCTAAGCTTGAAATTCCTTTTTTGCCCGCGAAAGACATTACTCGTCCAATACTGAATCAGAGAAAGTACGATTGGGCTGGTGGAGTGTATGTTGAAAAGTTTTTAGCATTAGAAGAGTGCCAAGATGAGATATTGAAACGAACGGTTGAGGTACAAAAAAAGCATGAGTCGTTCGTGACAGACCGTACCAGTATTGATTTAGCAGCCTATGCAATTGCTGAGCTACACCACCACCCAGACAAGGTTAATGCTGTTGTTGCTGCATGTCGTTCTCATGCAAAAACTTACACACATCTTATTTTTTGCCCGTGGGGACTTGTTCCTTTGGAGAGCAATCAGGTTAGAACAGTCAATCCTTGGTATCAGTTTTGTGTTCATAGTCTCATGCTGGGTGTGCTGCGCGAATGGGGATTGCCATTTAAGGTGATAGAGACGACAGGCGATTCTCGTTTGCCAGCTGTTTTTGAGTACATTTCTTAGGTTTTCATGCCATAATTTTTTTATATTTGGCTTTATACGAAAGAGCTGATTTTCTTGGAGGAAAGCAATTCCTCCAAGGAGTTTAACATAAAACATTATAGGACAAGTTGTTATGCCAATTCAACCACTCCGTAGGCGACATGATTACGGATTGCGCGATGACAAAGAAGAGGATAAGGAGGATAAGAAAATGTCATTAAAAAGGGTCGCAGCTGAGCAAATGATTATGAGAATTGCTATCGATCAATTAGTGCAAGATTTTCCTGATAGCATGATTACAGCGAACGAAATGGAAGAAATTTGTGCTCCTTGCGCTGCCAAAATGCGTGAATTGCATGTTAAGTCAGTTAAGTTGTCTGCTGTGCGAGACACAATCATGCAAAAGGCAGCGGCTGATTACACACCTCGTGATTTGAAGGAGTGGACTCAAAAAATCAAGAAGGCAGTAACTGAATTACGTAAGAATTGGCATAGCTCTGGTTTGAAAAAGGCAAGTTTGGGAACTCATGTTTGTGAGATGACGGGTCTTGAACCATGGCAGGTTCGTGCCGTGTTAGATCGAGTTAGATCAAGAACAGCATTGGGTTGGAAAGATTTGCCTCGCGGTTGGACGATGGAAAGCGTCAAAAGCTATTGGGCTACTCTTACTGGTGATGCTAAACATAAGGTTACAAAGTGCATGAAAGATATGGCTGGTAAAGTAACTGACCCGGCAGCTTTTTGTGCTTCATTGCGTGATATGATCGAAGGAACTACTTATTGGCGTGGTCCTTCTCGGCGTGCAGCTTGGGAGAAACTTCCTCGTGGTTGGACACGTGAAAGCGCATTGAAGTATTGGGCTACTCTTACTGGCGATGCCAAGCATAAAGCCACAAAGTGCATGAAAGATATGGCTGGTAAAGTAACCGATCCAGCGGCTTTTTGTGCTTCATTGAAGGATTATGTGGAGGGGACCACTAAGTGGCGTAAGGGGCCAAAGAAGACAAAGTAGTGCAACTGAAAAGGTTCATGCTTCGGAGGGTTGGCAATAAAGTTGAAATAGTGATTGATGATGACGTCGAGCGAAGCACGGGAGAAAGAGTTATGGGGAAAAAGAAGTTGGACTTGGATGTGAATGCTTTGAGTGCCGGTATGGATACCGGAGAAGATAAACCTAAAGGAGAAACTCCCATGGAAAACCAGAGTGGATTTGTTGTTCCAAACATTCCGATGCCTGCTGATGTGGAGGAAAGAGAAGTTGTCCATGATGAGTGCGATGTAGCATTCAAATTTGCGTTTATTGGAGCAGGTCAAGCTGGCGCACGAATGGTAGAAACTTTTTACAAGTTAGGCTATCGGCGTGTTTGTGCGATTAACACAAATAGTCAGGATTTAACAGCAATCAACATTCCAGAAGAGAATAAGCTGGTGATGGATATTGGTGAAGGTGGTGCAGGAAAAGAACCGGAAAAAGGAAAGCAGGCAGTCAAACAGTATTATGAAGACGTCTACGATTTGATGAAAAGGAGCTTTGGGAAAGATTGGGAGCGTATTTTGATTTGCATTGGAGCTGGAGGAGGAACAGGCAGTGGTTCTGTAGAGACGCTTGTTGATATCAGTCATGATATTGCTGAATCTTTCAAGCTTGAGGGTGGTCCTGGTCAACCTCCTGTTGTTGGTGTACTGGTATCTATGCCTCAATCTGGCGAAGGACAAAAGGTCAACTATAACGCGCACAACGTTTTGACTATGCTTTTTGGGAAAGTAGGAAGGGACAAAGGCAAAATAGCGGGCCGAAGCATTTCGCCTTTGATTATCGTTGACAATGACCGTATCAGCAAGCTATACCCAGGTTTGCCTGTGACGCAGTTTTGGGGTGTGGCTAATCAAAGCATTAGTGGTTTGTTTCACCTGTTTAACAATATTGCTGCTACAAGAGGCGAGAATGCGATAACTACGTTTGACAGGTCTGATTTGGCAGGAGTTCTTACCAGCGGTGTGATTACTTTTGGAGCAACACCATTGATAAAATGGGATAGTGCTACGGATATTAGCTATGCTATTCGTGACAATTTGCGTAGGAACATATTGGTTGCGGAATTGGATTTGAACATTGCTTCTATAGCAGCTTGTGTAGTGATTGGAAAGTCAAAGGTTCTTGATGTGATTCCACAAGAAAATCTCGAACATGGCTACGAAATGCTTAGCCGTGTTATGAAGTCGAATAGTGTTGTTCATCGTGGGCTTTATAAGTTGGATAAAGAGCTGGATAGCGCAGAAAATCAACCCGACTTGGTTGTGTATACAGTTTTGGGCGAATTAGGTGTTCCTGAATCAAGGATGGATGAAATTGCTCGAATTGGGGGAAAAGGCACTCCAAGACGATGA